GTTCCAGGAAAATTGGTGGGACTGCATGGCGGTGGGCGGCAAAAAATTTCGGAAACAATGACACTTGAGGGTTCCTGTGAGATTATAACACAAGAGTTATTCGATGCACATTTATCTAAGTTTGAGCCATTTTTGGAACGTCTTGAAACACAACCGCATGCTGTAACGGCCGCCTCTTTAGAGAAGCTTGGTATCAAAGTGTTGCAACGTGCGGCAAAGGCAGTATCAGCGCCAGCATTTACGAAACTGCGAAAATCAAAACTGTACGATGCAAAATATGTCCATACTGCTCCAGCCAAGCTGAAACCATTCAGAACAGGAGACGGTGTGTCCATAGACCCAATGGAGAAAGCGGTTGCTAATTTGGCACCACGACCAAAGAAGTTGAATAATGCAGAGTTTAAACGTGCTATTCGGGAAGTTGTTTCTTGGACGAAGCACCGTAGACCTACCTTGCTGACTTTTGAACAAGCCGTGGCTGGTGATGCCCTATTGGGAGTGGAGCCTTTGGATCGTTCAACGAGCTGCGGATATCCTATGAATCAAGAACCAGGTGTAGATGGTAAACGCCATATTTTTGGTAGGGAAGGCGAATTTGAATTCACCAGCGAACGTTGCAAACTTCTGAAACAGGAGTGCGCACACTTGTTGACCTTGCTAAATGCTTCTGGTACGACAATAGAAGAACTCCGTTCAATGGTGATTTTTCAAGATTGTTTGAAGGATGAGAGGCGTAGCTTTGAAAAAACAATGTCAGGTACGACCCGTCTATTCAATGCAAGTCCATTGGCATTCACCATAGTTATGAGACAATTATTTGGGAGTTTTTTTGGTGAGATGTATTTTCAACGTATCCAAAATTGTTCAGGAGTTGGCATAAATCCCTCAAGTCCTGAGTGGGACTTACTCTGTGAGTGGCTGATGCCTGATGTTAAGGTGTGGAAGTTGTTGGCAGGGGATCATCGCAAGTTTGATATTTCACAAGATGGAGAGGCGATCCAAGATATTGCTGTAGTGGTTGGGGAAACTTACCATGATGAGTATGAATTGGCGAGAAATAGGTGTGGTTATCTTTTGGGTCACTCAACGCATATTTGTGGCGATGTGATCTATGGTGTTGACCAATCACTTCCGAGTGGTTTGTTTGCAACCAGTTGGTTCAATGTGATTTACAACTTGTCTCTGCTACAGACTGTATGGTGGCGAGAAACGGACAACACAGCATACGAATTGGTACATATGCTCAAACACTTCAGACCAAATGCTTATGGAGATGATTTGATTGCTGGAGCGGATGATGTGGGACAACAGATAATGGCGGGATCCACCATAGCTAAACATCTGCTAGAGATGGGCCACCAGATAACTAATGACCAAAAAACTGGTCCACCGGAATACACCGATATATCACATGTCACCTATTTGAAACGTTCCTTTCGTTATGATGAAAAGTTTAAGCAATGGGTGGGTGCGTTGGATAAAGATGTGATTAAGGAGATTCCATGCTGGTATCGGGTTGGACCAGAGGCTGAGTTGACAAAACGCACCAATGTTGATGTGTCGCTCTTAGAAGCTTCATTGCATGGAGAGGATTTTTTCTTAGATTGGTACAAAGAGATTGCCCCAAAAAGTGTTGAAGCCTATGGGTACACTCCGAGATACAGGGACTGGTTAACAACAATAAAATCAGTCCTGGTGGAAAAATTTCCTGTTACTGGAAACCCCACTTGGGCCCAAATGACCATGGCCCATGCCACTCAACCGGACAATGTGGCGCAAAAGATTGCCAATACAGAAATGGTATCCGGTGGGGGGATGGCAGAAGATTGTGACGAGCTGGGAGGCACTGTGACACAGGAGAATATGACATTTTTGGATTCTGAATGTACAGTTAGTGAACGCGTCCCAATGCCAGCTCCGCGGTTATATCATGGTACGGCTTCTGATGATACCTACTTGTCGATTGTGAAAGTTCTTGAGCGTCCATGGTTTAATCAGACATTTGTATACGCAACCACTAACAACGTTCGTGACGTTTTGGCAGATATATCCCCAATCGGACATGATCTTTTCAATAACACTATGCTTTCCAACAAACTTGAGGGTGTTATGGGCATAACAGCAGATATCCATGTCCGTGTTAGCTGGAATGCATCACGTGTTCAATCTGGTGTTTTGGCCTTGATTGCCAATCCTGGCAATCTAGGCGCTAGATACACGGCGCTTGCTCGCCAATTGATCACCTTAACACAATTGCCACATGTCATGTGCAATATTGCAATGAAGAGTAGTATGGAGATGGAACTTCCTTTTTGGCACGTCATGGAATTTTATCAACTGTCTGGTTGCCCAACCACTGACGTGGGTTGGGATAAAACGGATTTTAAATTGGTTGTTGTGACAGTGCCGCGTGTGGGCACGGGCGAGACAACGATTGCAGGAACAATATACTGCTGGTTGTCCAATATAAAATTGATTGGAAGTGCGCCAACCGCAGCCTGGCAAGCGCAATCTGGAAGACCGAATAATATTGCGCGGAAAACAGCTGCAGAACCAACCTTGGTATCAGCACTTAAGAGTACTGTGGTTTCCACGATAAAAGGAATTCCCATAATTGGGCAGGCAGCGGGTGCAGCAAGCTGGTTTGCTCGTGCAACCTCTGATGTGCTTTCCTCTTTTGGGTTTTCAAATCCACGAAATGCGACATCTAACACATGGGTTTCACCTCAACCTTTGAAATCTTTTACAAATGCCGATGGACATGATGATGCAGTGGTGCTAGCTGCTTCGAATGCAAACAAAGTCAGTAGTGCGAATCCCGCAGCTTACACAGCACTTGATGAGATGTCGTTTGATTATGTGCTATCAACATGGACTTACTGGACCACATTCACAATGCAAGATACTGACACAGCCAATTCAACAATACATTTCCAAATTCTGAACACTCCTTCTGGCTTTCAGACGTCTGCTACGGTGAGTGGTCAAACTCTTGTGTATTTTCACCCAGCTGCTTATGTGGCGCAGTTTTTCCAATATGCGCGGTTGGAATATGAAGTTAAGTTCATCTTTGCTAAGACGATGTTTCAAACCTTTAGATCGGAGTGGGTGTGTGCGCCTCGTTCTACACAAGCAAATCCGGCAGCAATCACGGCAACAGATACTCAATATATGCAGCGTGTGCTTTTTGACGGTGTTGATACAGATGAACTCACCGTGGAGCTGCCTTGGCTTTCCGCGCAACCAATGATGCCGATAGGTGTTTCAAATACTTATGGTGCCCTGCGATGTGTGAATCCTCTAAAAGCATCAGCAGGTGCTAGTACTACTATTGATGTCGTCGTGATGATTAGAGTGAAACCTGGATCATCTTGGGCGTGTCCCGCGTATTCAGCCAATGTGAATGGCTATGGTCCGGCGGTAGCACAAGCGGGTCAGCCCAGCAATGTTGCTATGCTACCACAAACATCACCTGGCGACCACTGTGACGTGCTACAACACATTGGGGGAGAATGCATTAAATCCTTTCGCACTCTTCTTAAGATGGTTGACAGATATCTACCGTCTTCATTGGTGGCCGCATCAACAAGTGATTACACAGGTAGTGTCAGTACCAATGCCAACCAGTTCCATCTTCTCCCAGTTTTAGCAGAAACTCTTTTTATAAATGGATCAAATGTGGTTGTTAAAAGTCAGACTGCAACAACACGATGGTCGCGAATTTTGGCTATGTATGCGTTCACAAAAGGGGGTGTTACTTTGGTGTTTTCATGTGGAGGCTCTAGCCAAGATCAAACTTTTCAGCTACCAGCTCCTTTGGGAATTACGCCAGCCCGGGGAAAAGTGTATCAAGGCCCATCCATCCCACACTCACCTCACGCTATCTTTCCTGCCACATCCAACAACAGTGGTGCTGTTACAGTGCCATATTATAACCATTTGTTGGCAAATCCAGTGATATACACATATAAGACAGCTCCTGGAACGGATGCTATTGTAAATGGAGCCAATTTGGTTAATACATCAACTCCTCTTGTGGCAGTGTATCAAACTGGTGCTGGTCTGCAACAATCCGGTGGTACTGTTACACCAATGATCTGGCGCCGTGCTGCGGATGATTTCTCGTGCATGTGGTTCATTGGCTGCCCCCCTTGCATAGCAACACCTGCCACGCAGGAAACAATGATAATGAATCAATCTGTAACCATTCTGTAATTTATTTACACCTTTGGTCGCGCTTGATGCATGTTGTATCTTGCCTATAGAAGTAAATTAGTCACTACGCCTTTAAGGCACAAGTGAGCAACGACTAACTGAC